TATTATTATTATTATTATTATTATATTCTGTATACTTATTTAACTTTTGGATAACTTCATCTAAGTGTGTAATATATAAACCTATTTCATATTCTTTAAATAAATATTCTTCTTTTGTATTAAATGCTTCTTCATAAAGCTTAATAATTTTTTCTATTTCTGAAGATAATTCATGTAGGTCTTTAGTTTTATTTAGTATTTCATTTCCTATTTTTCTTTTTTTAATTCTTTTATCTGTTTTAGTTAACTTATCTTCAAAGTATTCCTTAGGATAATATTCATATTTTTCAAATAGTTGTTGTAAATACTCTTCTGTAATAATAAGATAATTTTCTAGTGTATCAATTGGTAATCCTTTATATAGTAAATGAATAAATGGAGATTTACCTTTTTTAAATTCTAATTCAAAAGTACCATAATCTATTTTTACACTTTCTGATTCTAAAAATTGTTCTATTTCTTTTTCATATTTACTCATTATAATTCTCTCCTTCTAGTATCTTTTCCTTTATTATACTATAAAAAATATCTTTATGTTAAGTATTTTCTTTAACAATTTCTAATTCATGGATTATAATCATATCTTCCTTAAAAAGAGGTACATCTTCTATATTATCTTTATGGTAATAAATGTACCCATCTTGAAGGTAACCGCTTCTTTTTTCTTCGTACCCTTCTTCTTTAATACGTTTAATTAAGTTATCCTTATTTGTATAAGCTTTATTTTCTCTATAAGAATAATTGTCTTCATATTGCTCACAATTATCGTGTTCTGCTTGATATAAACGCATAATTATAATTCTCCCTTACTTAAATTTTCAATCTCTTGTTTATATTTGTTTGATGAACGTATATCTTCTTTAGCTATATTATCTACAATTGATTTTATTTTATTTTCTAGTAATTTAAATTGTTTATTTGTTTCTTCTTTATCTCGAGATAAAGGTAGTTCAATATTAACATCAATTTTATTTTTATTTACACTGTAACAATGTATTTTATATGGTACCCTATCATCACCAGACTCATACATATAGTATTCATTATTTTCTAGAATTTCATCTTCACTTAAATATTCTAAGAAAGGGTAATAATCTAAATTATTAATTGAACTATCTTTAACTTTAAATACATGGTTTTGACGTTCTAAAGTAACATAACCATAAACATGATAATATCTATGTTTATTTTTTAATTCTTCTAAAGAATAGCTAGATATTTTAATATACTTAAATAAATCTCCTTCATAAGTATTTTTATTTAAATAATCTACAATTTTTTTTGCTTCATTTTCTGTGTTTGCTAAACATACATTATAATCAGTATAAACTTCTTGGTAATCAATTACATCAAATTCTTGTCCTATAATAATATACATTACTATACCTACTTTCTATTATTTTTTACTAATTTAAAGTTACTTTCTCCAACTAAATTCATAATATATAGGGTAAGGGTATTCAGAATCTGTACACTTCATAACAACATTAACACCATTAAATCTAAAATGACTTAAAATATTAGATGTAAATTGATTAGTGGGATAAATATCAAAATGTAAATAAATATGATATAAGCTTATAGTTGTACTATACTTTCCTTTATTTGCTTCTTCATATAATTTTTTAGTTATAAATTTTAAAATTTTATCTTTGTATTCTGATAAACGTTGATTGCTTATCTTCTCTTTTGTTACTTGGTTAAGTTTATCACCTAAATTACTCATTACTCCACCTCTCTTATTAGTTACTAAATAGAGTATACCATAGATAACTTTATCTGTCAACTGCAAATAAAAAAAGACTAGTTACAAACTAGTCTTTAATTTTTCTTACATTATATTCAACTTTTTAAAAAAATAAGGACTAGGAATAAATCCCAGTCCTAGTAATTACTTGTCATTAAACGACTTTTTCTAAGTTATACATCTGCTGAAATGTCAGCTGTAGTATCTGTTGTTTCTCCAGCTTCTACATTTTCAGGCTCCGCTACTGGTGTAGCTTGTGTTGTAAACTCAGGTACGTCTACTTTGTTACCTTCACGACCATCTACATCAATTGCTACTTGGTAATCACCTTTAGCATAAGTAGTTTCTGGTGTTAATCCTGTTAATTGTACTGTTGCTTTACCTGATTCTACTGGTTCTCCTGTTGCTAATTTCTCACCTTGTTTGTTGTAAGCTACTAGTTTTTTTGCCATGTTGTTAATCATCCCTTATCTTATATTTATCTTACACTAGATAATATAACATTAATTACATAGAAAAAACCTGCAATATATACTATATAATAGTATACTCAATCTTATGTTCCTAGGTTACATTGATTAAAGTATACCTATATAGCAGGGACTTATCATAGTTTCCCTATGATAAGTAATTGCAGGTTTAAGGTCAATTCTATTAACGTTAATGTAGTCCTTTTCTACAACATGGTAGATAGGTCAATAGAGTACGGACAATGAAGAAGTTACATGTCAGAACCAACACATATTTACAAAGCCAATATGCAAGCAACTTACTGTACTCTCTAGTAAGTCAAACCTTTTAAGGTTTTAGGTAAAAACTGCACCCTGTGGTTCACATTATTAAGAGGTGTTAGGATACTGATAATTTAATTATAACATATATTTGTTATTTTTGCAAGTTTATTTTAAAAATAATTATATTATTCTACTTCACTAGGGTATCTATCTCTATTTTCTTCTGTTACTTTCTTATCTAACATGAAATCATCTATAGGATTACCATTATAGAAATATTTAACTTTAATTTCATTTCCTGCTTCTAATAGAGCATTTGTAATTTCAAAGTTATTTGTTAATGATTTTGTTGAAGGTATAACATGTTTTTGTCCTTCTGTATCTATAACTTCTACATAAAATTCAGAATCAATATCAACTAAATGTAAATCTTCAATTCTTTGTCTAAATTCTGATATACGGAATTGTTTAGCATTATTGTTTTTAGTTAATAAATACTGGTCTAAATTAAATTTAATATTTTCTTTAACACGTTCAGTGTTATCTACTATTTCAGTTCCTGTTTTAGAAGTATCATAGAATAATACTAGGTTTACAGGCATATCTCCCTCATCATGTGAAACAAAAATATATCCAATTTCACCTTTACTTCTTAAATAATCTTCTTTCATAATTTTAAATACTTCTTGTGCTACAGGTCGAGCAATGATTGTTTCCCATTTACCTGTTTCTTTATTAAACACACTTGGTAATAAATTTGCCATTAAATTATATCCCCTTTACTTATTGTTCTACTGGTTTAAACCAAATTTTAGATTTATCTTCTGGTTCTTCTTCACTAATAGTTATGTTATTATCATCAAAATTTAACATGTTGAATGTTAAAGTATGACTTACTGAATCATCTGAATTATCATTTGTAGTAGGTAATGTTTTGAATTCTGGAACATCTATTTTACTTGATTCTGAACCATTAATAACCCAAGAAATTTTAAAACTTCCTTCTTCATAAGATGTATTAGGTTTAAGGTCATCAATACGAACAGATGCTGAATTAGAAGTGACTTCTTCAGACGTTGCAAGTAGTTTATCTGTACTATCATACAATCGTAAAACTTTTGCCATTATCATGTCTCCAATCTATTGTTTATCTAAGGTTAATATAACAAAAAAAAGACCTATGTAATTAGTTATTACATAGGTCTAAATACTTATATTACATACCCCAAGCTGATAAACCTTGAGCATTGAAAGCTTTAACTGCTGAGTTAATTTGTCCTTGTACTGTTGAAGTATCTCCCCAACCTGGCATCGTCTGTAGCACGCCATGTGCTCCTGAAGGGTTATGTGCGTTAGTGTCTCCATTAGATTCTCTAGCAATGATGTGCTCCCAAGTTGAAGCTGACACGCCTGTGCGTTTAGCCATTTCTTGAGCTACTCTTGAACCAGTATCACCTGGTGTGTTACCATTTGCTAATTTAACTGATGAAGTTGATTGAGCTGGTGTATTATAAGATTTAACAACTTCGTCTCGTTTAACTACTTCTTTTGTAGGTGCTTGTTCTTGTTTAGCTACTGTATTAGAACTAGTAGCTTTAGGATTAGGTGTTAAATGGTCTTGTGTTGGATTTTCTACTAAAGTATTATGCCATTCATATCCAAAGTAAGTACCATCACTATAGAAATGATAATTAATACCTTCTCGTGTAAAATTATAATCGTATGCTCCTGCATGTACTGGATGTTGTACTAATTCAGGGCTATTATGTTGAGCTTTATTAGCTAAATCTTCAAAATTAACTTCACTAGCATTTGCTGAGTGTCCTACTGTAAATAATGCTCCTGCTACTACAATTGGAGCTACTAATTTTTTAAACATAAAATAAAAATCCTTTCGTTCTTCAAATTTTCTACTGTACCAATATAACATAAAATTATTACAAAGAAGTAACAAAAACATTAAGCGTCTATTAAATACTAAAGGACTAAATTAATAGTCCTTTAAATATTATTTAAATGTATATGGTCGCCTTTATTAAAATCAATATCTGAATAAGTATCTATATCATCTTGTTCTAATACAGATTTATAGTAGTATCTATATAATAAATAACCTGAAACAATCACACTTAATAAAATAATAAATTTTTTCATATATTATACCTCATCTAAAATTCTATCAATATCTATTTTTTGGTTAAATGTTTTAAAATAGTGTTTTTGTATTTCTATTTTTATACATTTAATTATATATTTATACATATTTTCTATAGAATCATTATTTAATAACTTTTCTAAATCAATTTGAACTGGAATAAAGTTACCTTCTAATCTTACATAAGCTATATAGAAGTTTTTAACCCCTTCGTCAGTGGCATGTGTTGTAACATTATGGTCTACTACATCATAATTTTTTAAACTATTAAAGGTAGACTTACATAGATAAATTAAATTATTAAATGTTTGACTATCCAAGTGAGTCACCTGTTAAGAAAAAGTTATGCAATCTTAAATAGTAATTTTTAATTTTACTTATTTCTTTTGCTTCTTCATCTTTTCTACCTAATCTTGTAGTATACTTAACAATGTTAAACACCATAGAGCTAACAAAAGATTCAGCTGTAAACTGTTCTTCTAAGAATGATATAACATCTTTTGTTCCTGAATAGTGGCTAGGAATTTCTATATTCGTTTCTTTACCATAATTAATTTCTAAAATATGGATGTATTCTTTTAAATCATCAAATAACTTTTCTAGTTCTCTGAAATCATTTAGGTTTACTTTTGTAATCTCAATACTTGTATTAATAATACTTTCTTTTAACTTCTGTTTATCCTTATACTCTGATTTAGGTTGTCCTTCTAAGAATTCTTTAATATCCATAATATACCTCCAATATAAAATAAAACCCTTACTACAAAAGTAATAAGGGAAAAGGAAAGATATTATGGAATGTATAAATTATTTATACACCCATAATATAACAATTTCTATCCAATTTAACCTTATTTAAGGTCTTCACTTTTAACGATTTTAAAATTTTTACGTACTTTATATTTAGATAAACCTGTCAATTTGCATATTTCTGATTGTGTCATTGCTTTACCTTCATACCATAAGTAAACATTATTTCTTCTATTTAAGCCTTGTTCTTTCATAGTAGCCCACTTACAATTTTCTGGTTCATAGTTACCATTTACATCTTTTCTTTCTATAGATAATTCCTTTTGGTATCCGTTATTAAGTGCCCAATCTCTAAAGTTCTCAAAAGAATTTTTCCAAAAGTCACATACTTTTATACCTCTACCTCCATAGTAATCATAACTTTTATGATTACTATTATAGCACCTAGCTTTCATATTTTTCCAGGTTTCATAGAGTTTACTACCAGTTTCTCCATGAGTTTTATTATCTTTACCCATTTTTTTAGCTGTTTTTAATCTAGAGCAACCGCATGATTTTGTTCCTCCACTTCTGATAGAAGCACCTGAGGTAGTGAATACTTTGCCACAATGACATTTAACATCCCATAAGGCTTTTCCTTTATTATCTGAACCATTTCTTCTAATAACTTTTAGATTATTAAATTCCTTACCTTCCATATTAATAACGGTCTGTTTCATCTAAATCTTCTTCCTTAACAAATATACCCTTTACAAGTCTTCCACGTCTTTCTTTTATCTCATCATACGCCATATCAATGCACTCTTCAATATCTATGTCTAACTGTAAACATAGTACTGTTAGTACTACAAAAATATCCCCAACACTATCTCTTGTTACATGGTCGTTGTTTTTAGCAATACCTGAAGCTAATTCTCCTGCCTCTTCTAGTAATTTTAACATTTGACCTTCAGGTTTACCTGTTTGTAAATTTCTGTCTTTTGCCCATTGCTTAATAAGTTCTACTTTATCCATATTTATATCTCCTTTTTTAATTTATTACTTTTTAAGTATATCATAGCTATTCATTTTTGTCAACTATAATACCTTTAGAAATTTTGTATTTTGATTGTATATGGTTATACAACTCTCTCATACCTTCATAATTTCTCATATCATCTTGTAATGTTTCTAAGTAGTCTAATAATAACTTAGTTTCTTCTTGTGTTAATGTGATAAGTGGTTTCAATTTAAATTCCTCCTTTATTTATCTTATATATACTATAACATTTACTTATAAAGTTGTCAACAAAAAAAGAAGAACTTTTTAAAGTTCTTCTGTAGTAATAGTAGTTGTTTTAGTTGTAACTTTATTTATAGGTATTACTGATTTATTTGTTATTAAAGTTAAATATTTAGTTGAATTTTTAAAATTAATTGTATTAGGTATAGATAGAGCATATTTAATATCTTTAGTGTATTCAATAGGTATGTTATCTTCATCTACACTTTTAATGTACATATTATTAATCGTACTTAAAAATATAATTTCATTATTTGAAATTACTTCCGTTTTACTTACTTCTTCTTTCACTTACATCTACCCCACTTTTATAGTAATAATTAGACATAAAATAACAAATTAATATTAAAATAAAATTAATTAATTCTGTTATAATAATATGATTAGACACATCAGTTAAAACCATACTTGTAACTAAACTTAATAAACCTACACCTATAAGTAAGTATAACCATTTATTAGTACCACTAGAAGATTTAGATTTAACAAATTTATATATTTGTCCTACATAAGCTAGTACAATAGATACACTAGCTACTGTTTGTGTAATTTCTATACTAGTTAATAATCCTAAAAATAAATATAATGCTAATAAGAATATAACTGTATAAACTATACCATGAAATTTAAATTTACGATAATTAAGTACTAGTAAGCAAACAACACCTAAAAGAAAGTTTAAGAATATTGATACTACTTGAAATCGTGTTCCTCCAGTTAAGATTATATTATAAAAACTAATACCTACAGTTACACTTATTAAATACCAAAAACTACTACTAACTCCATTTAGATTTTTATCTTTTACTAACGATACTAAAGCTGGTATATACCCTACAATTACCAAAATACCATATAACATAGCAAGTAATACAGGTATATCATTGTATATTATTTGAGCTGTCATAACGTCTCCTCTATTCTTTTTTATTTCTTAATATAATAAAAGAGTAATCAAAATGATTACTCTTTTGACTTATTTTGCAATTAAGGTTTTAGCTTCTTGCAATGCAAAGTAACTAGGATTTACAATATGAGCTAAACCATATATAGATAAAGATACACATAATACCACTAACAGTAAATATGTTATAATTACATTTGAAGTTGTTAATTTCAAATTAAATTTATACCATAGTAAATAAATTACAAAAGCTACAACTAAACCCACTAGTAAAAATAGAATACCATTCCATATTTGTTGATGTATTAAAGTACTCCAACTATATCATAATGCATTGGTTACTTTTTCAATTACATTATTAGATACATTCTCCATATTAATTTCCTCCTAAATATTCTAATTCTTTTTTAACCTCTTCCCAAGTGATAAGACCCTCTCCATTGGTTAAGTACAAAGCTACTCCGTAAGTATATGCGTTAAAACTATATGGAACTCTATCCATGTGGTCATTCATATCGGTTGTATTCCAACGAATATCATCTGAAAAGATAAATACAGGTTTATCAATAATTTTTTGTTGTTCCTTAATTTCTTCTTCTAATGTTTCAGCTACATCTGTAATCTTACCATCTACATCAGTGTAATTAATATATAAAAGGTCTACTAATCTATCAATCGTATATTGTGCTTGCCTTTTCATTTGAAAAATCTGACCTAATTCTGTAATTGAGCCTCTTCCTCCTGCGTCTGCTGTAGGTAAGTCAATTACATAAATATCTGCCTCTTCAATAGCTTTTGTATCTTGTTCTACAATTCTTTCTGCAAGTTTGTAGCTATCTGCTGTTTTCTTAGAATTTATATCACTATTGGAGCTTGGGTTGTAGACTTCAATCCCTTCAATGCCTTCAATTTCTTCTTTTTGTTGTTTTCTATATTCAAATAATCCTTTGTGTAACATGTCACCACATAGGTATACTTTCTTATAATTAGTGTAATCCATAATTATTCATTCTCCTTTTTTTAATTTTTTTGTTATTTTAGTATAACTCTTATCATTTTTAATATTGGAAACAGTTGAATTAGGAATATTATAATATTTAGATATGTCCTTATTAGTATTATCACTTAAATAAATATTTATCACTTCTTGTTTTGTAAGTCTATTACGGTTCTTCCCTCTTTTGAGATTAGTTGTTATACTGCTATAAGAATTACCATTCCTTATAGACCTAATTGTACTTTCAGAACAGTTATATTGTTTTGATAATTGCTTGTTGGTACTATTAGCAGTATAAATTTCGTGAATATCATTATATGAAAACATATTATTCCTTTGGTTTTCTAATAGCATCTCACCTTTCTTTAATTTTTCTGTCACTTTTCTCCATCCTCTTCTACTTTTTATGGAATTTATAGTGCTTGGACTAACATTATAAATGTTAGATAATTCTTTAGAAGATTTATTACTCATGTATATTTCACAAACCTGATTTTCTTTAAGCGTACTTGTTCCTACTCCTTCTCCATGCACAGGCTTCCTTAAACCTATATTCCAAGAATGTTTCATATTATATTCATTACTGCACCATTCTAAGTTATCTACACTATTATTTGATTTATCCCCATCTATATGATTAACTTGAGGGTGATTATTTGGATTTGGTAGAAAGACCTTCGACACTATTCTATGAACAAATGTAGTTTTTCGTTTATCGTTATCTTTTAAATATACTGTGTTATAACCTTTATGATTTATTTGTTGTTTTAACAAATCATTTTTATACTTTGAGAAAATATTCCCTGTTTTACTTACATAATAAAAATCATTGTTTAAATAATGAATTGGATAGAATGTTTCATTATTTTTTATAACACAAAGTTCCATTATTTTTCTCCTCTTCTATAAATACTTTTGTGTAAATTTGCTGTAAGAGTCTAAATCACGAACTCTAGGATATTTTACAATACTGAAAGCAATAATACCTAAAGCCACTATAGGACTAATACATAACAATCCTATTGTACCTACAGTTGTCTGTAAAAAGAAACCAATACTTTCAATTACATACCAGCCAACAATCAAAGATAATGTTAAACCAACAATCCATAATAGCTTGCTCCAGAAGTTACCTTTTTGAAAACTATATGATAGTTTTTTCATAATTTTATTCTCCTTTATTTTTTAAATTATACCACTCAATTTTTAATAAATCAAGTGGTATAGTTATGTCATTTTTTTATTACCTTTGTTTTTCCATTTGTTAGTTCTAAATGTATAGTATTTCTTTTAGTTCTTATGTTTAGTAAACTTTCATTATATTTTTCAATACAATAATTTTCAAAAAACTTAAATGTTTCCTTATATAATAATGTTAACTCACTTTCATTAAGTACAGTCTCATTATTTTCAATAAAACCGTATTCACTAATTACTAAAAAATGTTCTAATCTTATTTTTGCTTTATTTAAATTCATGTTAAACACCTCTTTATTAGTATATACTAATTATATATTAATAAATATAAGATGTCAACACTTTTTTTCTATTTCCAATTAAAATTATCGGCAAATTGTGCAATTTTACTTCTAAAGTTAGTTGTAAAGTGGTGGTATACTGCACCTTGATAATTTTCTGATTTAAAGTAATTTACATAAGGTTCAAATCCTGATTTATTATTTTGTCTTAAATCAATTTGTCTATAGTTACCTTCAACAATACATTTAGAGTTAGAATGTAGTCTTGTTAATACTTTTTTCAATTCAGAACGTTTAAAGTTTTGAGCTTCATTTATAACTACTGTAACATTTTTTAAGTTACCTCCACGTAAGAATAAATGAGATATTTGAGATACCCAACAATCTACTAAATCGTTTTCTTTATGATTTTCATCCATTAGTAACATTTCTGTTATAACTTGTTCTGGTACCATATTTAATTCTGTAATAGCATCATGTAACCCCATAAAATATGCCATTTCTTTTTCTGTTTGATTTCCTGGTCTACTACCTAAATCTTCTGATACTGGTGCAATAATAAATATTAATTTCTTACCTTTATTCAACCAGTCCGCATAAGCACATGCGACACTACACATAGTTTTACCTGTACCCGCTGGGCTTTCGTTAAATAAAATTTCTACTTTATCATTAAAGAAATCCTCACAAAACTGTAATTGTTCTTGTGTAGCTTTATTTAAAAATTCATTAAATACTGTATGATTTAACATATTATATCTAACATTAGGATACTCTCTTAATTTATACTCTAATTCTTTTGACATCGAAGTTCCACCTTAAAAATTATTTTTTTAGTTACTTAAATATTTATCTAATTGAAAATCTAAAATAACATTTTCAGTTCTACCACTAGACAATCCTGTGTAAATAATCTCTTCAACATCATCTACATCATACATTACATCTGAAATAAAACCTAATACAGAATCGTTATCAATAGTTACTATTTCATAACTTGTTTTTAATAAAATATCTCCTTGAGGTAATACTTCTGTTACTAAATTAATATATTCTTTTTCTTTAATAGTGAAAGTAGTACTACCTAGCTCTTCTCTTGTAACATGTGTTAAATGTTTAACAGTATCTCCTACTTCTTTATAAAAACCTACTGCGTTTTTATCTTTATTGTATTTAGCAATAAATTTACCATCATCACTAACTAAATATCTATTAATAGCATTAATATCATTATTATCTTCTACATTTAATGGTAAATTATTATTTTGAATGTAATTACTAACCTTTTCTACATCACTCGTTCTTATTAATTTTTCAAATTTAACAACTGGATTAATTTTTCTCATAACTTTTTCTCCTTTTATTTTATAGATTTTTTTGCAAGTTTATCGGCGTACTCATTCCACTTATCGTTTGAGTGTGCTTTAACTTTAATAAAATTAAAATCAATAAATTTACCATATTCTCTTAACATATTAACGTATAATTTAGTAAAATTATTTTTTGTACGCCATGTTCCATCATACCACTTAATTAATCCGATATAATCTACATGTATTTCTACTTGTTTGACACCTAGTTCTATACACTTTTCTATACCGTAACAACAAGCTAGTATTTCACCTGCAACATTATTATACTTTAAGAGTTCTGGTTTGTCAACTTCCTTACTTATTTCTGATAAAATGTTATTACTATTATCTACAATTACTGCACCTGTTCCAACTTTACCTAATTTATAGTTAGAACTACCGTCTGTGTATAATTTAGCTTGCATAACTTTTACCTCTAACAAAATAAGGATAAATATCATCACTTTTAACTTGCTTTACTTTACTTATACTAATTTTATTAAAATCTAAAAATTTAAAACAATGGTTTTCTGCTTCTTTATCATTATTAGCAACCACAAATACTTCATAATTATCTAAAAACACTTTAAATAAATTTTTCATAATACACATAACCACCTATATTTTAATATTCAATTACATACTTTATTAATTCTTCTAAATCTTTAGGTAAACTATCTTTATCTTCAATATTTTTATCTAAATTATATAATTTATCTATAATACCTTCTACATTTAAGTCATAGTTATTCATTAATTCTTTTATACTTAAAAATTCTTCACTTACAGAAAATAAATCTTTTGTACTAGGAGTTTCTATAATTGATAGTACATTAATAACTTTAATTAAATTCTGCACTGATTCTAAATCACCTATATTAGGTAATTCTTTTTCAGGTATAATAGTACAATTATCATATAATGTATTTTGAACTATTAAATTAGCTGTCTCTTCTTTTAGCTCTGCTTCATCGTATTTACGTAACGTAGTATACACGTCATCATACTCTACTAAAGGTGTAGAATGTAATAATTTATCTAATACACCGACAAGTAATACTTTTGAGTAATCATTATCTAAAGAATTTACAATTGTAATAATATTAGAAAAATTATCATCACCGATTACTTTTCTTACTTGTTGTAATTCAAAAGAATCTACCATATCTATTAAATCTTCTATTTTTTTGTTTGTTAATATTGATTTCGATAATTTACTCATCTTGCTCTTCCCACTCCTTTGATAATTCTTCGAAAGGAACACCTAATGTTTTTTCTAATTTTAATTGGTTATTTGTTCTAGGTTTTTTCTTTCCATATTCCCAGTATGATATTACAGAATAATTAACACCTAATTCTGAAGCTAATTCTCTTAATGTGTATCCTTTTTCTTCTCTTACTTTTTTTAATACTAATGGTTTATTCTCTTTTTCCATAAACATCACCTATTTATATTCTACTTTCAAAAATTTATAATTTCCAGAATCTGAAGCATACTTTTTAATAAATTTTAAAGTCTTCTTTTTTGCGTCTACTTTACTTGTAGCTTCAACATCTATAACTACAGGTACTCTACTATCAAACTTCTTATGAATAAAATATACTTTATACTTATCTTTTTCTTTTTTAAGAACATTTTTATTAAACCAGTGTTTAAGTCTATTCATATTTTTACACTCCTTTTTTATTTATTAATTACATTATAACACATATAAACTTAAAAGTCAACTAAATATTTAACTTTTCTTGTCTATATAATTACTTTATCATAATGTTTTAAATAAATCAATAAAAAAAGACTAGGAATTTAATCCTAGTCTAAAAATAAATATTATTTTTACCAACCAAAAGTACCCCACTGCTCAATAATTTTATTATTACTGTCTAAGACTTCAATAGGCATCCATACTTCAGTACCATTATTTGTAATCCATGAAATCCATACAAATGGCTCTTTTGGATTAACAGCTACTTGATTATATGTTACAGTTTGTCCGTAGAATAAAACACCTGCTTGAGGTGCGTTTGTAAACGGACTACCTACTCTTGTTATGATACCTTGTCTCGCATTACATGTAAATGTATTATTTTCATAATACCATTTAGTACCCCAAGTATTGGTATTTAATCCATTAAAGTCGAATGTTTTACCAATATTAGTTTTAGATGTTTGTTTTTTACCTTGTTTCTTAGGTAAAGAACCACTATTTTTACTAGATTTTACTACTGTAGACTTAGGAGTACTACCTTTCATGTATGCTCTAATTTGTTTTATGAAGTAATCTTTTATTTTTAATTGTCGTTCTTTTGTATATGCGTCTACTTTAGTATTCATGCCTGCATGATAATATGCTGAAGCATGGGGACATTCTGTTTGTATAAATTCATTATGAAGTCTGATGGTATTTCTATTTGCAGGTAAGTTCCATTTTTGCAATTTTTCTGCAATAAATTGGAATACAGTTTGCTCATTTTTTAAGAAAGTATTTCTATCTCCTAAAGATTGACAAACTTCAATTCCATATCCTTCAAAGTTACCTGTTCCTGGGTTTGTTCCATCCGATATATTCAATAAAGTTCGTAACACTCTACCAGTTCTCTTATGAACTTCTTATAGTTTCCTATAAGTCTAGACTATATCTTCACCCTAATTATTTTAGGGGTTCTCCATTTCGATTTAAAGGGTTCTCACCTACTCCATTAACTTGAGCCCTACTCCTGTTGACGATTTATTTTTTATTGGCACTCGTCTATAAGGATAGTCGTTGAACCTTAATATTGTTTCCAAAAGTTATTATGTTGTCAAGTAGTTTTTTTAAACAATATTCTTGGATGCTGATTAGCATAGCTTGATAGCCTTAGCTTCCCAGTCAATTAAAAGAATTTTAATTATACATTACTGTATAACAGGGCAATTATTTACCCGTATGCCAAGCTATTCTATCTTCTGATATTGCTTCCCACACATAACCATCAGAAGCGTATGCATGTGCTACTCCTTGAGCATATCTACTGTATCCTGCATTTTTTAATCCTTGTTCATACTGTTGTGCAGAAGAACTACCAGCATCATTGTGTATTACAACAAATTTAGGTTTATAACCTCTTTTATCCATAGTGTAGTTTATTCTTTGTGTTGATACTTTTAATTTTTTTCCTTTTGTTTTTTTGTTGTTTTTTTCTTTTGTAGGAGTGTTATCTTCTTTTTTAGCTGTTTTTTTGAACTTAGGTCTGATGAAATGAGATACACCATCGTAATTATGAATACGTTTTGTAGTAACTTCTTGTTTGTATAGTCCTAAACCATTCCAATTTTGCTCAGCTACTGTGATATATTGCAAGTCACCGTAAGGGTCTCCATCTATAACTACAGCAATATGTCCGTAAGTACTAAAATTACCATAAGACCAAACTACTATATCTCCTGCTTCAGGTCTAAAAGCAGGGTAATTTTTAATTACTTTAGCAGTACCTTTAAAATTATTTTTAGGAGCATCAATAGCATTTCCCCACATTGCTATTTTACCATCAGTAACGTAATATAAATAAGCAACAACTAAATCCATACATTGAAACCCATACATTTTATCCCAATCTATACCCTGACCTATAGTATTTAAAATCCATTTTAAAGCTTGTTTTTTAGTTTTCATTATTATTTTTCACCGCCTTTTGATTTAGCTGATTGACTACCTACATTTAGAGGTGTGTTTTTCATAGAGTCTACAGACTCTCCTTTTCCAGCTCCAAGGGGTTTATTCGTATCTTCTTGTACAGAATCATCTTTAGCTACTTCTTCTTCTAAATCTACCTCTTCTTCATCACTGTCATCAGAGAAAGATTCAGAAGTATCGAACTCTTGAGGTTTCTTTACACCTAAATCAAATTCTGTATTATTTTGCCAATCTATTGCTTGTTCAGGGTCTTTACTATCTCTACGAGAAGTATAAGTCTGAGCCATACCACTATCTTTAATTCCTTTAGTATTAGGGTCTTGTAAAACACCTAAAATACCTAAAGCTGTAATAATACCTGTAGCTAATTCAGAGTATTGTCCTACTTGGTCTTCTAAATCAAGACCAAAAAGTGTACCTACTTGAGTAACTACACCAACTAGTATACCTACAAGTGATACCCAAAAAGTCTTACTGCGTACACGTGTGGATAAGTTTACACCACCTACAACAGTAGGTTTTTTCATATCTTTATTAGACATTAAAAAACGCCCTTTCTATTATATTTTTGTACTAACTAATATAACAAAAAAAGCGTTAATTATTTTAATATAAGAAAACCACCTACATAAATAGGTGGTTATTCTATATCATTATTAATTTCATTTAATTTACTAATAACATTTGACATTTGTTTATTATCTAAATCTTCTAATTTAGTATCATTTAATAAGTCTAACTGATTCCATAAATCTCTTTTATTTAATACTTTGTCATTAACAATAGCTTTACCTATTAGTCCATTTACAAAGTAAAGTTGTTTTTGAGTAGCGATATTAAAAACTCCTTTTTGTTTATTCGTTATCCCATCTAGCACTCACTAATACACCATCTTGAGTATCCTCATATGTTGTTTTAAATCCTTCTTTATCCAACTCTTTAAGTGCTGATAATATTTCTTGTTTATTATACCCTTCTACAGGTTCTTTAAACTTAAATACTTTATAATACAATATACAACTAAATCTACCTTTTTCACTAGCTGTTTTAATATCTTCTTTTGATTGTTTTAAAAAAGCTTCAGTATTTTTCTTTTTTGCTCTTGCTGTATTAAATTCATTTCGAGTACCTGCAAACCATCTTCTAGCTTTTACTGTATCTTCATATGTTTTTTGAGCTAATGTTTTTTTCTTTGCCACAATAACAATTCCTTTTTTCATTTATGTATAGGTGAGACAAAAACCTTTAAAAAGTACTTACCTTATTTTTTTTTGAATATAAATATCAAGCAAATTATATTCAGGTTATTAGGGTTATGTGTATGTAAAAACCCCTTATAAGTTTTTTTGTTTTTTATAAGGAGGTGTTTGTTTGTACAAATGAATATGTTCTTATAAGGGGTTTCTCTCTATCAATGGTAAAGGAGTCAAAAACCATTGATAAGAATAATAAAATGAAAGAGAAGTTAGTTGTATAATACAACTAAATATCCAAACATAGCCCTTTTCACAGGGAACTAAAATATAAGAAATATTATTAGGTAACTTAGTCATAAAAAGCTCTATACGATAGCTAGTCGTAGTCCACTTTTATGAACGTTTCCGCAATATAAGGGTAGGAACGATTACCTACCAACTTTCACACGATATGAAGAATTAACTGCTATATGTTGTTAGCCTTTTTATTCAACATATCACCAAATTTTTTTGATAGATGTAGATTTGTGCTACTTGTACGAGTGACATTCATTATCAAACCTATTTCTAGGCTCCAACTACATTATGGTTTTAATAGCGTAACAGTCTAAGATTCCGCTAAGACCTTAGACTGTGATTACCACTGACAGTCACTCTACCTTATATTCCTTATACCTTAGTGCCAAGCAATCCTTTTGGAATAAATATTCCTCAGAGGATTTCTCAATAGATTCTCACCTACTGTAGAAATCTTACGACATTTTTGCACCTTAGTGACATCACTCACTTATTCAGTCACTATGTTCAGATATTTAGTTGTATTAAAACTATATTAGAGGAATAGACTAATTTCCTCTTGATTTGTTTATAGTCTAATCATTAGTTATAGGCAAACGCTGTTATTGTTTGAACTGGAAAACAACGTAATGAAAAAACAGTTGTGTAAGGGATTTGTTTTATTTGATACATATATCATAACATAAAATTAACCCTGTGTCAAGTTTATTTTAAAACTTTTTTAAATTTTTTATTAATTTTTTTGATATTTTCTATTTGAATGGAATTCATCCCAGAATTTTTCTGTTTCACTTCTGTTATCCTCAATATGTTTTGTTGTTTTTTTACATTTTACACAATATAAGTCTTTGATATGACCTTCTTCTCTTCTTTTTGCTCTTTTTCTAGGAACCATAAAGTGGTTACCACAGTCTTTACAATTTAGTTTTGAATATACCATTACTTGTTTTCTCATACTTAATCAAATCCTTTTCTTTATTTTTGATATACTTATCATAACATGTTTAATTAAAATTGTCAATACTTTTTTTAATTAAATAAGTAAACCACTAAAATTACCTGAATCATAAAAAGGTTTTTCATTAAAACTATTTTCTGAGTTAATATTTCTTTGTTCTAAGTTAGATATTGCATTGAACATTTTGTCAATATATTCTACATCAGTTCCAATTGTATCCAAAATTGTTGTGTTATTAATCTCACTTTGAGATACATTATTGTTTTCCATTCTTTTTAATCTTCTTGTATGTTTAGATTTAATATTAATGTTTTCTGAATATAACATTTCTCTGTATACTTCATTCCATGCTTTACCAAAATTAGGATATATAATACTTGTTAATTTTGATGTTAATTGTCTAACTCTTTTATTTGCTTCTTTTTTCCAATCTGAATTATTTGGTTTATTTGAAAGTAATTCTATTTTACTTTCTAAATTACCTACTTCATTTTCTAGTTCTCTTAACATATCATTTTCTTGTTCTAAGTCTTTTACTACTTTTTGTAATCTTTGAGATTCATTAAAATACTTAAGCATTTCTTCTCTTGCACTTTGAGGATTATCTATAATTGTTTTGATAAAAGAATCATTAATATACATTCCATATTTTCTAATATCAGGTAATACTTCTTTAGTTACCCAACGTTTGAATTCTTTAGCTTTATCTAATTTTGAAGAAAAGATTAAACTATACAATCCTGATTCATTAATAATTATCATATTTCTATTTTGACCTGACGTAACGATTCGTGACACCATCTTATCTTCTTCATCGACATGGTCTTTTAATGCTTTTCTTGAATTTGAATACCCTAAGATATTTGCTATATCTTTACCAATAAAGTATACTTCTCCATTCTTTTCAATAACTCTGACTTTATTATCTTCATAATTAAATTTTTTGATTAATTCCATTTATATCAATCCTTTTCTTAATTTTTTATTGTTAAGTTTATTATAATCTTATTTTTGATAAATGTCAACACTTTTTATAAACTTTTTTAAATTTTTGATTAAAATCCTTTAATATCAAGGGTTTTAGAGATTTTTTTAACTATTTGACAAATAAGACCAGTACTAATAACTATTATTTATATACTTATATACTAATAATTAATACTAAATATATTAACAATATTTATATATAAGGAAAAAGAATTCTGAATATTTATGTAATTTGTATATTTGGAAAATAAGAGTTACTCTAATATATATATATATAT